GGTTAAAGGAAAAAGGTAAAGAGATTACAGCTAAGAAGATAGAGTTAAAAACAAAAAGGAAAGACTGATGGGTCATAGCTTAGATAATGATGAGATAGCAATAGTTATAAGTCCAGTGGATTACAAAGAAGATGGTAGTTGGGAAGGTGAAACAAATGTATCAATAGCAATATCACCTGAACATAACTTACCTGATCCTATCATTGATGGTATAGTAGATGTAGCAACTATGATGTCAGCATTCTTAGATATAGCAGATGAACATCCTGACATATATGAATTAGTAAGGGATCACAGAAATTATTTAATGACATTGGAAGATGAAGAAGATGAAGAAGAAAATACTGTTGTAATTAAAGAAGGTAATGTGTATACACTTAACAAATGGTCAAAGACAAAAGGAAGTGCATGAATGAAACCTACAATAACATTAACTGGAGATACAACTTTTAATCACGATCAAGTAAACAATCCAGTACACTACAATCATAGCGGTATAGAATGTATCGAAGCTATAGAAGCAATGACAGAGAACATGTCAGGAGCTACATCACCACATGCTTCTAACGTACTTAAGTATTTGTGGAGACATGAGTACAAGAATGGCTTAGAAGATCTTGAAAAAGCTGAGTGGTATCTCAGCAGGTTAAAGAAGCGTTACAAGGAGATGCACAAATGATAACAGCAGAAGATATAAATGCATGGAAAGACATGTATGAAATGACATTTGGTGACTATCAGATGGAAGCAAGAAAGACTGCTATATATCCTGAAGAACACAAGATAGTTTACCCTGCGTTAGGACTCGCAGGTGAAGCAGGTGAAGTAGCTAACAAAGTAAAGAAGATGTTAAGGGATGGGAAGTTTGACAGAGAAGATGTAGCTGCAGAAATAGGTGACTGCCTGTGGTACATCTCAGCCTTGTGTCGTGACTTAAACTTTGACATGGGATACATAGCCAGGTGTAACTTAGATAAACTTTACAGTCGTATGGAAAGAGGAACCATTAAAGGCAGTGGCGATAAGAGATGAAGTTCAACATTAAACTAACAATAGAAATAGACGAGGAAGAACACATACTACCTATAGTAGCAGACATGCACGAGGAGGCAGTTACTGAGTTATTCCAAAATATTATTTATGATATTGATGGTGCAGTAATTAGAAAGATAGAGGTTAAAAAATATGAATAACTATTTACCAACAGACTACCAAGCATTTATACATAAGTCACGTTACGCTAAATACATTGATGGCAAAGGCAGAGAGTCTTGGTCTGAGACAGTAGATCGTTACATAGAAAATGTTGTAGGTAATAAAGTAGATGCAGATACTAAAGATGAAATAATGTTTGCTATACTTAACTTAGAGATCATGCCTAGCATGAGAGCTATGATGACTGCAGGTGCAGCACTTGAGAGAGATAATACTGCAGGTTATAACTGTAGCTATCTACCCGTAGATGATCCAAAGTCCTTTGATGAGGCTATGTACATCCTCCTCTGTGGTACTGGTGTCGGCTTCAGCGTTGAGAGACAATTCATTAGCAAGCTTCCCGAAATACCTGAACTGTTCCAAAGTGATACTACCGTTGTGGTAAAGGACAGCAAGGAGGGGTGGGCTAAGGCGTTCAGACAAGTGTTAGCTCTCTTATGGGCAGGTGAGATTCCTAAGTGGGATGTTACCAGAGTACGCCCTGCAGGTGCAAGACTAAAAACATTCGGTGGTAGAGCTTCTGGCCCTGCTCCTTTGATTGACCTATTCAACTTTGCAGTTAAGACATTCAAGGATGCACAAGGACGTAGGCTATCTAGCTTAGAGTGCCATGACCTAATGTGTTTCATTGGTCAGATAGTTGTTGTCGGTGGCGTTAGACGTAGTGCTATGATTAGCTTATCTAACCTCAGTGATGATCGTATGCGATACGCTAAGTCAGGTCAGTGGTACGATAGTGCAGGGCATCGTGCCTTATCTAACAACAGTGTATCTTATACAGAGAAGCCTGACTCAGAAACATTCATGCGTGAATGGCTGTCTCTAGTAGAAAGCAAATCAGGTGAAAGAGGAGTATTCAACCGTGAAGCATCTAAGAAACAAGCTGCGAAGTTTGGCAGACGTGATCCTAACTTTGAGTTCGGAACTAATCCTTGTAGTGAGATTATCTTACGCCCATACCAGTTCTGCAATCTTACAGAAGTTGTGGTACGAGCCACGGACACGGTGGATGACTTGGATAGAAAAGTCAAACTCGCCACAATACTTGGGACAATCCAAAGCACGTACACAAAGTTCCCCTACCTCAGAAAAGTCTGGACAACAAACACAGAAGAAGAAAGACTCTTAGGTGTAAGTCTTACAGGTATTATGGACAACCCCCTTATGACATCAGCAAACAAAGGATTGGAGAAGACCCTTGAACATTTACGAGAAACTGCTGTTCATACTAATGGTGATTGGGCTGACCGCCTTGGCATTCCACAATCAGCAGCAATTACCTGTGTAAAACCTAGCGGTACAGTATCACAATTAGTTGACTCCGCATCAGGTATACACGCTAGACATGCACTACATTATATCAGGACTGTACGTGGTGACAACAAAGATCCACTAACACAAATGATGAAGGATCAGCGCATACCTAATACACCTTGTGTGATGAAGCCTGATACTACTACAGTGTTTAGCTTCCCACAGAAGTCACCCAATAAAGCTGTAACTCGTAACGACATGTCAGCCATTGAACAATTGGAGATGTGGTTAACTTACCAAAGACACTGGTGTGAGCATAAACCCTCTGTAACAGTGACAGTTCGTGCTGATGAATGGATGGAAGTAGGTGCATTTGTTTATAAACACTTTGATGAAATGAGTGGTGTGTCTTTTCTGCCACACTCTGATCATACTTATCAGCAAGCACCCTATCAGGATTGTACTAAGGATGACTACAAAAAACTATCAGCTATAATGCCAAAGAGTATTGACTGGTCTAAGCTTAGTGAGTATGAACAAGAAGACAATACAGTTGCTATGCAAACTATGGCTTGCTCTGGTGACGTTTGTGAAGTAGTAGATATAGGAGCATAATGAATGAAAGTATATACTAGGCCATTCCAAAAAGAAGTCTACGATAAAGTAGATGAACCATCCAAGAAAGCTTTGATTAAATACTTAGAAGCAGAAGGTCATACAATTGTAAGCACAAAAGAAGATTACTATGCTGATGTTGTATCCGAAAAAGATGGAGTTACTTACTTTCATGAAGCTGAAAGAAAAGCACAGTGGAAAGAGGATTGGCCTACGTATTGGTCAGAGATAAGAATACCAGGGAGAAAAAGGAGACTTATAGAAAAATATAAAGACCAGTTGGAGAACTTATACTTTTATGTTTTTAATAAACATTATAACCAAGCTTGGAAGATAAAGGGTACACAGATGGTAGATGATACTATTAAGGAAGCTACTGGACCTACTTACAGAATACCAAAAGGCGAAACCTTTTATCATATTCCTTATCAAGAAGCTGAAAAGGTAGACATAGTTTAAATACTGTGCTACTATTACAACAACAATAAAAGGAGTTAATCATGTTGTTATTTAATATCTTAGTCCCTGTAGTTTTTCTTTTAACAGCCTATGGTTCTTACAGTGATGTAGTTAAACCTGTAGCTAAGGCATCGTGGGATACAGGAGTTGTCGTATATGAAAAGAGTGTAGACATTATTAAAGATGTAACCACTGATGATCCTGTTGAATAATGTTTGTATTAGTATTTATACTTTCTTTAGGTAATGGATATGTTCAGGTGCAAGCTATGAATTATGTTTACCCTACAATGAAGGAGTGTAAAAATAATGCAGTTACTATTAGAGAAAACCTTATGCTAAGTAGACCTTCTGATGAATCTACAGTACAAGCATACTGCACAGAAATACCAGTGGAGGTTTAATTAATATGAAAACACATTGTATAAGCTGTAATACCTGCGGAGTTAAACTAACTTTAAATTTTAACTGGTTAGAATCACAAGCTAAACAAAAAAAGTATTGGTGTAATATCTGTAAGAAAGCAGACAATGATAAGAGGATGTATGTAAATGGAAGACATATATCCAGAAATCACCCTTTGTATAAACCTGGCAGATACAAAACTTTTAATGATGCAGCCTTTGAGGCTACGTATAAGTTAGGTAATATCAAAGAAGGTTATGTCTATGTTATAACTAATCCTGCTTGGCCTGATTGGGTAAAGATAGGCA